AGATGCGGGTTTTAGAAGAGGGGTGTGAGGTCCGGTGTTTTGGGTATCCGGGTTTTAGTGGAAAGTCGATCAACACGGTAGAAGATATTGGATGCCAAGCTGCTTGAAGCCTTAAATTATCACAAAACCTATAACAAGTTAGCTTTCTACGAGCCTTACAAATACCAATTAGAGTTCCATAACGCCTACGGTAAAGACACAGACCGTCCAGCCTCTCAGAAGGCTTTGATGGCCGCCAATCGCGTGGGAAAATCCTTCAGTGCGGCTCAAGAGGTCGCTATACACGCCACGGGTAAGTATCCTGACTGGTGGGATGGTCAGAGGTATGGAAATCCTGTCCAGATCATCTGTGCTGGCGTTACCAACGATACAACTAAAAATATCGTCCAGAAGGAATTATTGGGGGACCCTGACGACCCTCGCCAGCTAGGTACGGGTGCGATTCCAAAGGAGTGTATTGGCGAACAGGTCCGTAAACCTGGTGTTCCGAATGCGCTTCAGGCTGTCACGGTAAAGCATATAAACGGGACTTCTAAAATCCTGTTCATGGCTTACGAGCAGGACTGGAAGAAGTTTATGGGGACTTCTGCTCACGTAGTATGGGCTGATGAAGAACCGCCTATAGAAGTCTGGTCTCAGTTCCTTAGAATGACCACAGACCGGGAGAACGCGATGATTATGCTCACGTTCACCCCGGAAGAAGGCGTGACGAAGGTTGTAGACACCTTCATGAACCATTTACAAGAGGGACAGGCGATGGTTCATGCTACTTGGGATGATGCGCCTCATCTAACCCCTGAGAAGAAGAAACAGATTCTTAATGCTCTTCCCGAGTATCAAAGGGACATGAGAAGCAAGGGTGTTCCACTCATGGGGTCCGGTCTTGTCTGGCCGATGTCCGATGAAGAGATAAAAGTCGATCCTGTAGACATAAAAGACTACTGGCCGCGTATCTGTGCTGTGGATTTCGGTGTTGACCACCCTTTTGCAGCGGTTTGGATGGCGTGGGACAGGGATTTAGACATTGTCTACGTCTATGACTGTTACAGGAAGTCTCGTGCAACAATCGCTGAAAACTCCATCGTTATACGTCAGAAAGGGACGTGGATTCCGGTGATATGGCCCCATGATGGTAATCAAGAGGACCCAAAATCAGCGAAATCCCTTGCTGACCTTTATAGGTTGGAGGGTGTGAATATGTGGTATGAGTCTTTCACCAATCCACCGGCTCCAGGGCAGAAGAAGGGTGATTTGGGTGTTGAGGCCGGATTGCAGGCTATTTGGGAGCGAATGAGGTCTGGAAGATTCAAGGTATTCCGTGGATTAGATGATTGGTTCGAGGAATTCAGGATGTACCACAGAAAGGATGGGAAGGTCGTTCCTTTGAAGGACGACATTATGTCCGCTACGCGTTATGCCCACCAGTCTTTAAGGAATGCCAGAACGAAGAGCATGACTTTCGGTGGTGAGATTAAATACTCAAACAAGGGAATCGTATGATTTTTGCAAATGACAGGGCTTTAAGGGACATGGTTATCCTGATTCACAAGAAACACGGTGTCGAAGGGCTAATTCCTTACCTTGAATCACTTGAAGAACGTATTTCAAAGATAGAATCCCGTAAACCTGGACGTCCGAGGAAGCAGAATGCCACGAATGAAGCGTGATGAGCTTCTGTCTCATGTCCAATCAGAAATAGAGTCTGCCTACACCTCGAATAACGGGGAACTTTCGGACGAAATCTCGAATTCACTTGATTACTACCTTGGGAAACCGTTTGGTAACGAGGAAGACGGTAAGTCACAGGTAATCTCAAGAGATGTCATGGACGTTATTGAGTGGGTCATGCCCTCCTTGATGAGAATCTTCACATCTAATGAGAGAGCGGTGTTTTTTGACCCTGTAGGCCCTGAAGACGAAGATGCCGCAAAGCAAGAGACCGACGTTATAAATCATATCTTCTACAAGGAGAATGACGGTTTTTTGAATCTCTATACCTTCTTCAAAGACGCGCTTTTATCGAAGAACGGTATTATGAAGGTCTTTTGGGACCCGACCAAAGAAACCGAGAGAGAAGAGTATAAAGGTCTTACAGATGCACAGCTTCAGATTCTTTTAATGGATGACGATGCTGAGCCAATCGAGCACACTGAAAACGGTCCTGACGACCATGATTTGACGATAATCAGAACAAAATCTGACGGATGTGCGAAAGTTATCCCCATCCCGCCGGAAGAATTCCTGATTTCGAAGGATGCCGAGTGCATTATCCCATCGGAAGCGCGGTTTACAGCCCATAAGACACTAAAAACCCGATCTGAACTGATTGAGATGGGCTTCCCGAAGAGGAAGGTAAAAGACCTCCCTCAATATCATGGTACTGATTGGTATGAGTCTGAAGTCGCGCTTTCGAGAAGCGTTTACGATGAGGAATACTTCGCAAACGACTCTTCTCATGAGTCTACCGAGTTAATCGAAGTCCATGAGTGTTACATAAAGATCGACTTTGACGGTGATGGAATAGCCGAGCTTCGCCAGGTTACCGTGGCTGGTAGCGAGGTTTTATTGAACGAACCTGCAGACCGCTGCCCTTTCATCGCTATCACCCCGATTATTCTCACTCATAGATTCTACGGACTGTCATTAGCGGATATCGTCATGGATATCCAGTTGATTAAGTCAACGCTAATGAGGGGAATATTAGACAATACTTATCTTGCAAATAACGGTAGAACAGCCATTCAGGACGGGATGGTTAGCCTTGACGACCTTTTAACGTCGAGAAGCGGTGGTGTTGTGAGGACTTTGGGAAGACCTTCGGATGTTATGTCTCCGATCCCCTATAACCCGCTACCGCCTCAAACCTTCGATGTCATGGGTCAGATGGACTCCATGCGTAAGGAGAGGACAGGCGTCTCCCAGGATACGATGGGGCTTGAGGCCAATGTATTGGCTCATGGTCGAACAGGGGTTATAAACCAGTCTTTCGACATGGCGCAGATGCGGACTGAGCTTATAGCGAGAATCTTCGCTGAAGTCGGCGTGAAAAACATCATGAGAGAGCTTCATGCAGTGGTTCAGAAGAACCAGCTAAAGAAGAAGGTCATGAAAATTCGCGGCACATGGGTTGAAATTTCGCCAAGTGAGTGGATGTCACGGTCAAACATGACTGTAAACGTAGGAATAGGAACCGGAAACAAGGATAAGCAAATTCAGTCTGTCATGACTATTCTGGGTCTTCAGAAAGAAGCCCTTCAAACAGGTCGTGGAGTGACAGAACAGAATATATACAACTCTGTTGAGAAACTGGTTGAGTTCACCGGACTTGGAGATGTAAGTCAGTTCTTTACCGATCCTTCGACTCAGCCCCCACCCCAACCAGAACCTAATGTCGAGGAAGAACTTGCTAAAGCGCAAATACAGCTTACAGCGGCACAGACAGAAACTCAGAGAATGGAAGCTCAAACCAATGCACAGGAAGCACAGTGGAAACATGAAGAGAAAATGACGGAACTTGCCAATAAGGACCTTATCGAGCGGTACAAACTTGAACTTGCGTTCAACAAAGACCTACCAGGTGGCCTTTAATGACAAGTGATGAACTAAAGAAATTCTCCGAATCCGGGCGCCAGCTATCTTCGAGGCAAATCGTAGACGCTTGCACACGGAGGATGGAAACGCTTAAGAGTATGTGGGCTGCTTCCCCATCCGATGATCGCGACGGACGGGAAGAATACTACCGGGAGTACCGGGGTATTGTACATGCACTTAACGAACTTGTTCGCGAATGGGAGTAAGTTATGCCTGAAGTTATCCACGAACCGGACACTTCAACCGTTGCGAATGCAGCAGATAGAATCAATTCATTGTTGGACGGTGAGCCATCAGAAGACGCCACCCATCCTGAACCCGAAGAACCCGAAAAAGAGCTTGAAGAAGAGCCTGAGTCACAAGCGGAAGAACCTGAATCTGAGGACCCTGAAAAGGTATCCGAGGAGGAAGAAGAACCTACTCATGTAACTCATTTCACGGAATTGGCGGAGCATTTGGGTGTAGAGGAAGATTACCTCGAAAGCCTGATTGTACCCACAAAAGTCAATGGTGAAACAAAGGAAGCAACGATTAAGGATTTGGTTGCTAACTTCCAAAAGGGTGAATCGGCAGACGTAAAGTTAATGGAGCTTGCGGAACAGCGTAAGCAATATGACTCTGAAGTTGAGAAAGCAAAGTCTCAAATTCAGCAGGAATGGAGCCGCGTTCAGGCTCTGTCTAATGAACTGACTAACGCTCTAACGGGTGAGGACATAAGTGAGCTAGAGGCTCTAAAGACCTCAGACCCTGATGAGTACCGCATGAAGATGATGGAACGCAATATGAAAATGCAGCGCATAGAAGAAGCGCGGCAGCAGTTCCAGCAAGAACATGCCCAGAAAATCAATGAACAGTACCAGAACACCGTTACACAGGAGCGGAATAAACTCCTCCATGCGTTACCGGAATGGCAGGATGAAAGCACTGCCAAGAAGGAAAACATGGAGATCAGGAATTTCCTTTTGAATAACGGGTTTCAGGATTGGGAAATTGACGGAAAGATAGAGAACGGTGTGATTCAACATACTGGTGTCGTCGATCACAGGGCTATTGTTATTGCTCGTAAGGCCATGCTTTACGATCAGTCCAAGAAGGAAACCGCACCCAAGAAAGCTAAATTGAAGAAGCTGCCGAAGGTGAGTTCTGGAAGGAAGCAGTCAAAGGAAGACGTAAAGGTAAAACAGAAGGAAGAAATAC